GTTAAGAGATGTTGGACCATCCACCAACAGATTGCTTTGAGCGACCAAGGTTCCTGCAATATATGCTGATGAAAGCGCGCTAAGATTAGAAGCAACACTTAACGTATTGTTAAGAGATGTTGGACCATCCACCAACAAGTTGCTTTGAGCAAATAGGGTATCTGCAACAGACACTGTAGAAAGCGCGCTAAGATTAGAAGCAACACTTAGTGTATTAAGAGATGTTGGGCCATCAATAGCAACACCTCTTGACACATATAAAGACTGTGTATTAATAGCACCACCAAATGATGCGTTGCAATCAAATACTGCATTTGCATAAAACTCGGTAGTGCTATCAAATATTACTGCACTGGCAAACTCTGTTGTACCATTAAAAATAGCAGTACTTTGTGTTGTAAAAGTACCTGTAACACTCGCGTTACGCGTTACATGTAAGTCATTTGTGTTAAGATTACAAGATACTGCTAATGATGTAAAGCTTGCATCACCCGAACTTAAAATCTTGCCTTTTACAATTAGATCACCGTCAAGCGTCATAGATGAATTACCTACAATAGGGCCTTGAAACACAGAAGTCCCGCCCACAGTAATATTTGAGCTAATATATGCATTGCAGCCAGCATATAAATTATTAGATGCATAAACTGATGATCCGGCGCTAACATTACCATAAATAGTCGCGTTACCACCTGTGTTTAAATCACCATTTAGATCTATGCCATTTGCACCATATATTTTGCCACCAACGTAGGCGTAATCTGATAATGTCATATTACTGCTTTGAACCGTATGTGAAATGTGGTCATTGGTAAAGACAACATTGCAATTTCTTGCATAAATTGTTCCATTTACATAAAGATCTGAGTCAATCGTCACGGGTCCTTTGACTGAAAGATTGCTATTGACTGTGACTGTATTATCAAAAATGGAATTGCTATATGCACGAAATGTGTTACTTGCCGAAAGAGGCCCTTGAACCGCAAGTGTTCCATAAATAGATGCATTACCACCAACATTCAGATTACTTTGGGTAGTGAGTATTCCGTTTATGGTTGCATTATTAGATGTAACTAGTGCACCTGCAATCGTCATAATTCCACCAACATAAGCACTATTAGAAGCTACTAGGGTTCCTGCTATAGAAAGATTTGAGTTTAATGTTGTGTTACCATTAACAAGCAAGTCGCTACTAATTAATGCATTACTACGAGCAGTAAATGTTCCATCTGTAGTAAGCGCTCCTTGCACATAGGCATCTCCCTGAATATTAATATTGCTATGGGTAGTCACTGTACCATAGAAATCTGCATTAGATCTTGATATAATTGTACCATCAACGGTAAGTTGTTTTAATGTGTACAACGAACCCTTAATAGTCACATCTTGTAGGACTGCATTGCTCTTTGATATAAGAGTATCATCAATTGAAAGGATCCCTGATATATTTGCATTACTAGTTACATAAAGGCTATTATTAATGGTTAGTGGACCATCTATTATTGCTTTAGAAGTTACATTAAGATCATCAATTATGGCATCATGTGCAACAAGAGTACCTAATGTCGTGAGTTGGTTAGATGCTACTGTGAGTGGGCCATTGATAGTTACAGGACCATTTAAAATAGAGTTACTCATTGTTTCAAATGTTCCATTGGCAGTTACTGTGTTTTCAAAAATAGCCGGTCCGGAAATAAGTGCATTACTTTGCGAGGTAAATGTGCCTAGAGTAGTTAATTGTGATTGAGCTAGTAGATTAGACGATACAGTTAGTGTAGATAATGCAATAATTTGCCCATTAAATGTAGCATTGCTTGTTGTAAATGTATTGGATACGTTAAGAGATCCATTGATAGTTGTTTCTCCTGTAATTTGCGCCCCTTGATTTACAATAAGTGATCCTCCAACAGTTACATTACTATCTGTAGACAAAGCACCATTAATAATTGTTGATGACCCTGCTAATGTTAGCGATGCGTTACTATATGAAGAAATATTGCTTGCATATATCGTGCTAGTTTGCAATGTGTCTGCATTAAGTGTCCCATTAATAGTAGCATTATTTGTAATATTTAGATTAGTGCCATTTATAGTGCCATTTGTTGTAATACCAGTTTCAGCGTTAAGAATACCAACAAGAGTTAGATTTTCACTTGTTGTTATTGAACCGGTAATAGTAACATCAGTTGGAATTGTAAATGTACCTGCAACACTAAGATTGCCTTGAATTAAAGTATTTCCAAGAACAACAAGATCTCTTTTTGCAGTTACTATACCATCAAATATGGCATTACTTTGTGCATTAAAAACGCCGGCAACAGTAGCTTGTTTAGTTACGGTTAATGTGTTAAGAGTTGTATTACTGCTAACGCTAAGAGTATTCAGAGATGTGTTGCTATTTACCGATAGTGTACCAATTGAGGCTGTGCTAATATTTGCAATTGTTCCGGGAACAACGGTTAGTCCACCATTAAAGACAGCATTGCTCAATGTTGTAAGCGATCCAGTTAAAAGATTAGATGCAGTAACTGTATTAAGCACGGCATTACTTTGAGCTATAAATGTCCCAGTAGCAATAAGAGAAGCCGTTGAGATAATATTAGATGATTTTAATGTGTCAATATCGGCATTGCTTTGTACGGTAAGTGTTGATAAGGTAGTTATACCTGAACTAGTAAGATTGCTAAAGTTACCAAATGTCCCATTTATGCGCCCATTAACAGTTAAGTCACCTTCAAGGATCATTGAACTATATCCATGAATAGGCCCCAATAACTCAGACGCGCCATTTACAGATAGATTTGAGCTAACGTAAACATTGCATCCGGCATATATACTATTAGAAGCGTATAACGATGCTCCTGTTGTCAAACTATCATAAATAAGGACAGGTCCACCGACATTAAGATTACCGGAAAGATCCATTCCATCTGCACCGTAGATTTTACCACCAATATATGCATAATCTGATATATTCATATTACTGCTTTGCATGTTGTGAATGATGTGATCGCTAGAAAATACAATATTGGAGTTACGTGCAAAGATTGTACCGGATACATAAAGGTCTGAGTTAATAGTTGTGGGGCCTTGAATTACTACATTGCTATTAAGTCTAACGGTTCCATCTACGGTTGCATTTTTATACACATGAAGGTTTGATAATACATCAACATTATTACTGGCTACAAGAAGACCGCTTACAGCAAGACCAATCGCATTAGAAGATGATGATGTAAGTCCAATACCAATCGCAAGACCACCTTGAATTGCGAGGTTACCATCAATGGATAAGTTGCTAGATTCTTGTGTAATTACAACATCATTTAGCGTGAGAATACCAGATGTTATTGCAACAGACCCATTAAATACCGTTTCATTTGTGTAAGGATCTACGGACATGGTGTTTCCGGCTACAAAAGGGCCGGCGACACTGAGTGCATTAGCAACTTTCAGACTTGTATTTGCGGTAATAAGACTTCCTTTTGTTCCTACGAAAACATCGTCAATGTTAAAGTAATTATCATTTGTATTAACAAATGGCTGTCCATTATTAATTGTTCGCATGATGATTGAGTTTTTTCCACTATTAATGATGGCATCACCGACAACTATACTATTAGTTCCACTATTGCAAGAAGAGTATCCAATTACCTTTGCACTATTTGCAGTAGCAATAGATTTAGCACCAATTGCAATAGCTGATAGTCGATTTGCTATAGCAAGCGCACCATATGCTGTTGCATAATTTCCGGTAGCACTACCTGTATATCCAATACTTGTATTGTAACTTGTATCTATATTATCGGTAGAGTTATTTGTACCAATATATGTATTTTCACCACCGGTTGCATTATTTAAGCCGGTCTTATAGCCAATCATTACATTTTCATCACCAGTTGTAACAGAACCTGTGTTAAAACCTACAAATGTACCGTATTTACTGATTGCATTATTGCCGGCAAGATAACCAATAATAGATGTATTATTTGCAACAAGTGATATATAACTGAGAGACGGCGCACCTACAACACCATAACCATCAAGGCCAATTCGGTTTACACTTTGTGTTGTGTAGCCTATACTCATGGTTATTACGCCTTAAAGGGTCTTACTATCATTACGGCAGACTATATTTAGCCACATAGTCCGCAAAGCGGTTAATGTGAAATTTAAAAAAAATTAATATTTGTATTGTATCATCAATGGTATGTGTTTAGCGTTTAGCGTTATGTGTTTAGCGTTTAGCGTTATGTGTTTAGCGTTTTAATTTCCATAGAGATTCAGAGTGCGGCGACCAGGTCCACCTCCGCGACCTTTGTTGCCTTTGCTCATGAGTCCACTAATGCTGGCATCATCTTGAAGATCAGACATTTCAGATTCGGTTAGAGTACTCATAGTTTCAAGGCGATCAGATCCTGGCATATCTAGGTCTTGAAGGAGGTTATCAATGTTAGATGGTCCGCGCATGGTAGGACGAGGTCGTTGTTGTTGTTGCTGCTGCTGCTGCTGCTGCTGCTGCTGCTGTTGCTGTGCGGCACCTTGTTTTTGTCCATATGCACCAGTAACGAATTTACCAAGACCAGTGGGATCAGATCCATTTTGATGCATAGAGTTAGCTGCTGCTGCTGCAAATTGTTTTGCAAGATCAGGGTTTTGTTTGAAGACTTCTTCCATTTGAGGCATAGATGATGATTTAAACATTGATTTTGTTAGATGAAACATAAATGCACTACCACCAAGTGTCATAAGCAGGCGTAATTCAGGTGCCATTTGAGTCTTGCCCTTGTACTTGTTATGTAGTTCCTCAAAAACATCATCATATTCGTCAATGTTTTCATTGATATTTTCAGACCATCCATCAAGATGAGCGCCAACTGGATCTAATTTAGAATTTAGCATTTCAAGACCGGTAACCGCTGTCACCAGTAGCTGACGTTGAAATTTGATGCTATCATCAACACGACGTTCATGTGTAATTTTATCTAATTCAGCGCGCATTTCATCAAGATTAGATGCAATAGTAAAGCGACGTGGTAGACGAACACCTTTGCGCTCAAGACGATCAAATTGATATAGAACTTCTCTTTTTTGGGTTGCAATATCTTCTTCAGATTGCATAGCGCGTTGTTGCCATTGATTGTCACGGCTACCGCCATTATTGCCACTGTTGCCATTATTGCCATTATTGGCACGGTTGTTAACTCCTGCATCACTCATATTTTCACTAAATCCAGCGTCTTCTGAAACGCTTTCAGATCTAGATATGCCAGCAAATTTATAGTCATTGCAACCGGCATCTGATCTATCTGATCCTGAAATATCAGAAGAGTCATCTTTGTTACGTTTGCTAGGGTTTATTAGTAAGTCCATGCCAAAAGGCATAGTATCGTGGACATTTAGATTAGGAGGTAATGCGCGGTCAGTAATATTTGACATGTTAGATGCTTGTAGATGCACAGAAGACTCGCGATGTGCCATTTGTGGCTGGGAACTAATATCAATTACATGCTTAGAGTTTTCGTGGTTGACAAAAATGTCATTATTTCCTTGCATCACTTTGTAAGAATAACTAGTGTTGTAATAGAAACTTTAAGTAGTAAAATGACCGCACCTATAATATTTTTTAATGAAGTTTATTTACTTTGATAAGAACCTTATTCTTACGACCCATAGTACCATCAAACTCCTCTTCATCCTCGCCGCGATTACGATTAGTTGCAGGATTGTTATTTACCCAAAATTGTGATGCACCTATTTTGAAAGATGAGTGAGTTTCTGCTTTATACCAGAATACTACATCTTCAAGGCGATTACTCTTTGAAGTATTATCAATAACAAGACACTCATAATTTTCTGTACATTGATCAAGTGTTTGTGCAAAAACATCAAAACTAGGGAACATTCCGGCATAGTTCTCATAAATACGCTTTCGGTTCTGTACAATGTTTTCACGAAGAATAAATACATAATCAATATTTGTACGTAAATTTGGTGGGACACCTAGAGGATATTGCATAGAAAACAAAAACATACATTTGACATGACGTCCATTTTGAAATATAAAGCGAATATTCCTATCTTTTGTCCAACTGTTATCATATAGACAATCATCAAGAATAAGAAATGCCCGTGGATCTAGTCTACTTTGGCCATAAAGGTTTTTTTCTTCAGTTACTTTTTCAACCGCCATTTTTTGTCTTCGCACATAATTATCAATAATCCCTGGTTTATAGTCTTCATGAATAAAGATATTTGGTACAAATTTTGAAAAGAATTTGTTTGCAGGTTCTGTTGGACTAATTACAGTACCAACAGGAATACTCTGATGATAAAATAAAAGATCTTGAATTAAAAAAGATTTACCAGTACCACGTTTTCCAATCATTACAATAACTTTATCATCTTGCACTCTAGTAATATCAAATTTCTTTAATTCTAGCTTCATTTTACACAGTAATATAATTATCAAATGATGAGATAATATAGTAGGTAAATATGGCGCAATTTGATATACTATTTACACGTGTCTAATAAAAACTTGACAATGCCATAAATCCATAATTGAACGTTCGTGATCATAGTTGACGTGTGCAATAATGTCACATTTATCAACATTACTGAGGAGTTTATGAACAGTTTCATATAAGTCTAGTGGTGGTGTATCTACACACCATAGTACGTAATGGTCTATACCATGATCTAGATCATAAGGATATGCATTATAAGTTAGTCTTATAGACAAACTTTTAGGAGTTCTTTGTGATTCTAATAAACCATCTGATCGTTTAATAGTTTCCCAACCTAAATATTTGATTTTAATAAAATCTGAATAACGTGCGTAAATAGCGTTTAATGATGCGCTTTTTAATAGATATGCTTTGGATACATCTGGGGTGCGCCATAAAAGAATGGTATCGCCCCTTGCTTTAGCAAGTAGATCTTTCCAATACAATGGCATCTACTTGTTACACTTTATAAAATAAATATGTAATTTGCGCTCGATAATGAGTTTCATTTTTCTATAGTAAACCTAATGGCACTAAACAAACCAAGTGTTATAATTTGTGCAATTGCACTTAATGAGGATCTTTATGTTGAGGAATGGATTCAACATCATCTTAAAATTGGATTTGATCATATTTTTATTTATGATAATAGCCTGACAAATACATTACAACATATCGGCGGTTTGTATAATGGTCTTGTGACAATAATTCATTTTCCCGGAAAGATGTGTCAAGTTCCTGCATATGAAAAACAAGCTATAATGCTACGCAATACACATGCATGGTGTGCATTTATTGATCTAGATGAATTTATAGTGTTACGTAAACATTTGTGCATTAGAGACCTTATTACCGAGATTTGTCCATTAGGTGGCGCTCTTGTATTAAATTGGGTATTCTTTGGTAGTAATGGCCAAGAAAACTATAGCCCGATGCCTGTTGTGAAACGATTCACACGGCGTGCAAAAGAAATAAATCGTCATATCAAAACTATTGCATATATACCTCATATTGCAAGTTTTGAAGGATGTCACGCCGTACGTCTTAAAGGAGGAGTTTTACCTCAAGACTGTCATGGACATCGTGTTAGTGGTCCATTTAATGATGGTGGAAGTGAAGATGTCGCATGTATTTATCATTATTTTACAAAGTCAAAAGAAGAATACATATTAAAAATGCAGAGAGGTAAGGCTGATGCACTAGATATTAGGTCATTAGCTGAATTTGACGCACACGATTTTAATGAGATTAATGATATGACACTAGCTTAGAGCTTACGGCGATCAATTTTCATATCACGGCCATTTGTGCGATGATACCATTCATCGTCATCATTAAAGATAGAAGAAACTTTAGACTTAAACTGGTTGTCAAATAGTTGTTCTTCATAATATGTACGTGGTACAAACCGATATTCTACGCGTACGTCATTTTTGATTTCTTGATAACGTTCTTCATATATGCCATAAATAATCATTATGATCCCTGTAAGAAGAATTCCGAATAATAACACTTGCATTTATCATATAAAACAAGAAATACGTGGTTAATTATCTGCAACCTCATTTGAAACCTTATTAGTAGTCTCGGTTGTAGGCTCTGTAACCTCGTTAGTAGCAGTAGGCTCGGTAGTAGTAGTCTTACTACGCATCCATGGATCCTCTTCAGTTACTTTTTCACTTACATCTTCTACAGTTATAGAAGGTTTTTTCATTGCAGCGACTTTTAGTTCATTTTTACGATCCTCAAAGAAAATATCCTTTGTAATCTGGTTTTCTTGGTATTTTTTCATTAGGGTATTAAGAGTGGTCTCTGCAAACTCTTGATTTTGGATATCATCAGGATTGGGAGACCATGGGCACCAACATCCAACTTGAGCAATGTAAATATTGTGACGAGGGTCTTTACGCTTAAGAGTTTCACAACGATTCTGTGCCTCGTGAATAGTATCATATACACCACGCACCTTAATGCCGCGCATAGAGGTCTGGAAGTTATTTTCTTCGTAAAACTGGGTCTCTAGACCGGTGTTACTGTCAGTAAACTGAACAAAGCTATCTGATAGTTGACTAGGCTCAAAGAAGTGACGGTTACGATCCATCACAAAATTGATGCCATCTAGATCATTCGGATAGCGAGTTTTTAGATCAGCAAAAAGCTTGTTGAGGTCAGATGATAGTGAAGCTTGGAACTTTTCAAAGTAAAAGAGCTCTTTGCGTTTAATGACTTCTTCCGGAGACAGAAATGATAGACAAACGTAATTTTGGGAACGAATGGTATCATCTTGCTCTAGAAAGTCTTGCTCAGAACAAGATACGCGAACAGAATCAGAAGTAGTGGTAGCCATTAAGAAGTGGTAGATATGCATGCTATTTTATCTTTATATGGTCATCGCGGTTGTACCTTGTAAAATAAAATTTCTTTCTCTAGTGTATAAAATACATCAATCAATGGAATCTGACTCCAGCTACTCTTTTGATGCCCGTGAGTTTGTTACTCGTCTACTTAAATATCTCTTTGAGGGTCTAGTTGTGGCAGTTGCCGCCTATGCTCTTAATGGCAAACGTACCAACGTTGGCGAGGTTGTCCTTCTAGGCCTTGTTGCTAGTGCCACGTTTAGTCTGCTTGATCTAATGGCTCCTTCGGTTGGTGCCTCTGTACGAACTGGTGCCGGCCTTGGTATTGGTCTTAACCTAAGTGGTGCTGCCGGTGGCAGCATGCCCATGCAAATGGCTCGCATGCGGTAAATGCGGTAAATGCGGTAAATGTAGTATAAACCTATTGTAATAGGAATTTATGTGTTTATTTTATTGATTAGTCTAAATTTATAACTTAGACATATTACAAATGTTTTTATGATATTTATAACATAGAAATAAGAGGTGTATAAAGGACCCAACCATCTTTTATTTAGATTGACCGAATTAGTTGCCATTGTAACTCTTCGCAAATTTTTGTCCAAATCTGTTCTTGCTGATGTAGTTTCTCTCGGTTTTTAAGTAGAGGAAAGTAACATAGATATCTATCTTCACCAAGCAATTGCAGCATTTTATGAATCACGTAAGAATATGACAAGAAATTCTTACGAGATGCAGGAGAATGCTTTAAGAAAGGTACTTGGATTTGCTCAAACATGTTACGCAGTTTTTCTTCAAGTTCTGCAGAAAGATATTGATTGGGAATTCCTGTAATACGATAATAAATATATGGGGTATGCTCATAAAAACGATTCGCTTTGAGTTTTTTGAGAATTTCCCGAATTTTTGCATGATTAAGATCAGCCATATTGGTGACCTTTAGTTTTTTGATCTCTAGAAGAATGCTATTAAAGATCTCTTCTGGAATGTCAGTTGTTTCCTTGCCTTGTATCTGATTTAACCACTCATTAAAGTGATTTTTGCGTTTGTAATTTAAATATGATATCTCTTTCTGTGGTTCCTTATACGAAGGTTTATCGTTGTCAATAACAATTACACGAACCGTGAAACATTCGTTACAATAGATCATTCCTTCTTGAACCAACATAGTTGTGTTTAAAGATTGACAATGTTCGCATTGTGCATGATCTTCACTATCATCGGCTTTAACATAGTTTGAATCAGTTGCACATAGATATCTATCATATAACATACTTTTGTTTTGAGAATCAATATCTCTATATGCTAATGTAATTTCGGAAGTAGAATTAGTAGAGGAAGAAGAAGAAGAAGAAGAAGAAGTAGGTGCAGAAGCTGTTCGCGTACGTTCTGACATAGCAAAGAAATCTAAAATACTTTTGCTGTTTGCACCCGACCCTGATGAGTTTGCACTACTAGAACTTGTAATAGCCTGCTGTGGCTTTGCGGCAACTCTTAATGATGCTTGATTTTCTACAGCATCGTAATAGTTATACAGAATTTCCGCAGTTTTTGTATAATAATCCACTTCATCTTCATAAATAGTTGTTGTAGTTGATGCTAGATTCTGAATGAGTCCAGCTAACTCTGTATCGTCAATATCTGAGCGGTTTTCTTTACTTTGCAAAGTCAAAATGTTTGCATGTAAATCTTTAACATTATATTGATCATATTGAGCCTTAAATTCATCAACTCGTTGCTGATGACAAGAATCTAGAGTAACTTGGCGCTTTTCATAACTGCATTTGCGCTTGCTAGTCTTTGACTGTGGCTTACCTTTCATTTATGTACAGACTTTAATGGAAAAGGTGGGCTTTGTTCTAAGTAGAGGATATGGTGTGGAATATTTTTATACATCGTGGTATTCTAAAAGTAGAGTGTCATATTATACATACACAAACAGTTGGTGCTGGATAAATTTATAGCATAATAATATACGAATGCATGAAACTTCTTTTGATGATTTAATTAAATCATCAAAAACCCGCATAAGAGCTCCTTCTCTTAAACAAACCACAACGCGTTCATCTTCAATTAGTCGCAAAGTTAAAAGTAGCAAATTATCGCACTCATCTCTTAACAGCATGCATTCTATTGAATTAGAATACGCAAACGCAGGGCCATATGATCTACTTAAAGAGTTACTTTTGATATCTCCTGATGAAGATAGTGATCTCTATAATTGTTTATATAGGGTTGTTGTAGAGCCTGAGTTAGCCTATATAAACACTATATTTCTAAAGCTGAACAATGGTACAAAAAAAGAAGAAGAAGAAGTCATTAAGCTACTTGAAACAGATTATAATAATCAAGACTTTGATGGCTTTGAAGAAAAAGCTAAAAATGCTATGGAAAAATGTGGTAATAAAACCCCCACTGATATAAGTGCTGTAAGTGCTATTGTTAATATATATGCAAATGTTCATACAAACATAGTACTTATTATTAAAGGAGAGCGGAAACTAGCGACTACAAACAAATTCAAAGGGTCATTGTTTGAATCGGCTTGGAA